CATTGTGCCAAGATATCCACAATCTCGCAGCCGTCAGCACTACAAGCCATCTCTTGGCTACTTGTGGTCATATCTTCGTATTCATATTCAGCCAACTTGGCTGTCCAATCCTCCTCTTTAGGCATTCTATTTAGTAAACTCTCATACTCAAATTTGCTACACTCTTGGTATGGGGCTTGTCTATATGTGTGGTCAGATACAGGTAAGAAAGAAACACCGCTCATTGTATTGAAGTGTTTATATAACCATGCACCAACTTCCATCCACTCATCTTCTTCTACACTAATCGTCTGTGATACTTTGTGTTCCGTCCAGTTGTCTTGGTATATTTTACCCAACTCTAACTGGTCTACAGCCGACAAGTCTTTTCTATACACACCATTCTTAGGACCCTTCACTGGGAATGAAAACACCCAAGTATGTAGTGGTTTGGTTATGTCATCTTCGTGTGGGAAGTCTGCTGCTGCCATCATCTTAGCTAATGGGTCTTTCTTGTCAGCCCTGATGGTCCTGATGTAATACTCGGAGTGCCGTGTATGAATACCACTAGCACTATCTACTAACTGACTAACTGTGCCTGATGGTTTGATACAGGTGATAGCTGTAGACTGATTGATGCCCAACTTCTTTGCCCATAAAGCATTAGTATCAATAGCCACCTTCTTTAGGTTCTGGAGTAATTCTTCCAAACCCTTCAGCTTTCCATTAGTCAATTCACTATCCATAATACCAGTCAAAGAAACACCTAACAATCTTTCTTCTTCACAATTCTCAGTCCACTTCTTATTTATATATTTGAAATTAGTCAGTGTGGACTGCCAAGTTCCTAAGATTGTAGCAAACTTTACCTTCTCTTTCAATGTTTCTTCTGTATCATCATCTCGGATAACAATCTCCGTAAGATTGCAAAACTCTTTATCACGGAGGATTATTTCGGAACAAGGGTTGGTGCCGAAATCATAATCTGGATCTCTACGACCATTCTTCTCTGCTTGTTTCTTCGCGGCTTCTCTATTGTATATACCACGCTCACCCGACTTGGAATCATACAGTGCCTTCCATTCATCCATAAAGATACCCATATCAGGACGCTCTGTGTAACAAGCTGAGTTATTAGCAAGTGCTCTCTGTTGGTTGTTTTCCCACCAACGACCTGACTTGGCTAATCTCATACGGTCATCAGATGTATTAGACAAACTGATTAGTGCTGAGCGTCTGACGCCACCGACTACAACAATCTCAGCTATCTTGCAACAAATATCGTGTGCCTCTAGTGATGTAAGTTTTCTTCCGGCAGCGCCACGAAATGTAGAAACACAAAAATGGAATAAATCTTCTAAGGGTTCTGGTCCTGAAGCACGCCCACCAAAAGTTTTCAGTGGTGCTCCAGCAGGTCTCACTCGGGATAGATTCCATTTTGGTATCTGCCCGGCAGCCAATAGAAAGATAAGCTCTCGGACTGCCTTGGCCCATCCCAATTTGGAATCTGACACCATAATAATAGTATCAGTATCATAAAACTCATCATTGATAACCGGTAACTCTGTAACAAACTGGCGCTCTACTGAAAAGCCAACACCTGTTCCATTCATTAAGATATAAAGCAACTCATCAAATGCACGGAGATTATTGACTGCTATGTAGGAACAATTATACCCAGCAACATTCTCTCGCTTCAATGCCTCACCTGCGGTCATCAAAGACCTCATTGAAGGCATCACTCTCAAATTAAGCACTGCATCTTTGATTTGATTAACTACCTGTGACGTTACCTTGAATTCCTGTTGTTCCTCCAAATGCTCTCTAAAAAAATCGAAATACCGGTCCACGGTCTCCGGCCATGTTTCTCTCCTGTGTTCTTCGTATTTGTATCTTGCGTATCTGCTTAAATGTATATATTCTTGGTATTGTGACGGCAGTAACTCCATTATAAACTCCTATGTTTTTTTCCAATTTGCCAAAGCCATACGAGCCTGCAAACCAGTATATGTATTTTCTTTTATTATTTGTTGGGGATTATGACCAGATAAGGTCATATCATTGATATCTTTTTCGTTGAGAGAATTGGGCCATACTACTATGTTATAATCATTGTCAACCATCTGTTCCATTTTTTGGACTATCTCCCTAGAGCGTGGCTCGTTATCATAAACTGCCACTATCATTTCTTTATCTAAACCTTCAACCAACTGAGCCATATCTGAACCGGCTACAGCAATAGCATTATCTAAAAACAAACTATCAATCGGGCCCTCGACCACATAAACCAACCGACTCCAATCAACTCTATCTAAACCAAATATCTTTGGTTTGTCCTCAAATTTTGCCGTTAGATACTTCGGCTTCTCATCACCAAAAGCTCTACCTTGTGCGGCGAATACTTCACCATCTTCATCTCTAAATGGGATCACCAACCTTGGGTGTTCTTTTCTTCTAGGAACTAAAGTAGATACTCCAGACCACTGAAACCATTTGTCACAAAGATAAAACTTGTCGTAATGCTCCTCTGGAATTTTTCTATTTGATAAAACTTGGCGCGCCGGATGGTCGTGCTTCAATCTATTTAGTCCGGTTAGGACCTCTAGTTTTGGATCTTTCTTTTTAAATTTAGGAGCATCAAATTTATACTCCGGCTCTTCCGGTTTGGCAAATCTCTCCATAACATATTCTTTATGTATTTCAGGATCAACATATTGTATTACTTTAGACGCCGTAGTGCCCATGCTACAATTGTGACATTTGAAATTCATTTGGTCCTTGACCCGATAGAAATATCCACGTGCTTTATTGCTGAACTTCTGCGAGTCCCCACAATATGGACACCTGCAATTATACAGATAATCCCTCACCTTATGGAACCTATCCAGGCGTGAGGAAATCTGCAAAAGATATTTTACATCCAGAAAAATCATTATACCATTATATCACGGGCTCATAATAAAGTCAAGGTAATGGAAAAAGGTTTTCATCAAAAAACCTACGGGGAAAAAATTCCCACTACTTTTTTTTCAGAAGTGTTTTAGTTGGCTATTAAAAAGAATATTTATACCGTAGCATCAAGGTATTATCATCACTGTATTCATTCTCATAGCGTTCCAAGTTTAAAGACAACTTTGATTTCTCAGTAAGCTTAAATGACTTTGTTGCTCCATACGACTGATAATCCTGAGTAGCATTAAACAACAATTCAAAATCATAGTTAGAATAAAGATAATAAGCACCAATTGCTACTGCCGCTATACCTAACAATTTTGCTATATCATTATTGCCACTATCTTCTGAAGGTGGAGGTACATACACCGTCTGACCACACGCAGTAATATTTCTGCCGTTGCCTGTACCAACGGCGCCATTCTGACACATTACATCACCAAACCGTTTCGCCTCTGCACTAGTAGAATACATCGAATACTCCGATACAACTACAGGCTTACCTAGTTTCAATGCCTCTTTTAAATCTCTAATGCCTCGTTGAATGTCTGCTGTTTTGTAACCAGTTTTTGTATGGCCGCCAACTTGTAGATAGATATAGTCTGCGTCTTTATAATATGCTGTACTCTTAAAACGTCCGCCACCTACACCTGGTGTTAAATGGACTGCAACAGGCTTGCCTGACTTTGACTTGATATGTTTGATTAACGCACTTACTTGAGAAGGTGACCAGTAATCATCACATTCTAAACACACTACATAGGCGGCAACTTGGTCATCATATTTGTCTACAATGCCACCCATGTATGCTTTCTGTTCTGCTACTGTACCGCCATGTTCACCGTGTTTAGATTCAGGTGTCAACCATAATACAGGTTTAAGGCCGGCATCATTGAGTTCTTTTAATCGTTGAGTAAAGTTATGTCCCTCTACTACATGACCACCCCTACGAGGCTCTGACCTTGTATATAAATCTATGTGAGTATCGCCATTTGCTTTGACTATGGCTCTTAATGCCGCACGGTCAGCATCAGACCATTCCCTACCCAAATAATACATAGTAGCATTGGTTCTTGCACCCGGACCAATACCGCTTTCACTGTAATGTCTTATTAAAAAGGATGACCGTACGCCGTGTATATTATATTGTGGGTCGTATGCTAAACTACCAGCTGAACTGGTAAGTAACAAGAACCCTAGGATTTTCGTAATTGTCCTGTACATAAGTCTCCATATCCAAATTAACAGAACCTCTTTCGGTTAAATTGAATGACTTTTCTAGACCATAGATTTGGTAGTTATCTGTAGCCTGTAATTTCAATTTAAAATCATAATTAGTATGTAAATAATAAGCAGCCCAAGCAGCAGCAATAATACCTACTGCATATATAGCATACTCACCATCTCTATTTTTCTTGGGTGCTTCTTCTGCACCACAAAAAGTTATATTTCTACCGTTGCCTGTACCAACTGCACCCATCTGACACATTAGGTCTCCTAGTGCTTTTGCCTGAGCTGTTTCACTATATAAAGCATATTCATTTGCAATAACAGGTACACCTAATGTTAGTGCCTCAGCCAACATACTCTTTGCAAGTTCTACATCAGCTACATAATCTCCTGTAATGTGGTCGCCTATCTGTAAGAAAATATAGTCAGCGTTTTTATAATAGTTTCTGTCTTTCTTATACCCACCAACACCCGGAGCAAGATGTACAGCAACAGGTTTATCTGTTCTCGCCTTAATATAATTTACATAATGATTTACTGTTGCGGCGTCCCAAAATTCATCACACTCCAAGCACACTACATAAGCGGCAACTTGGTCATCGGACTGAGCAATAGTTTTATCTATGAAGGCTTCATGTACAGCCTGTGATTTTTTATAATCACCTTGACGTTGTTCGCCGGTCATCCATAACACTGGTTTCAACCCATTGTCATTAAGTTGTTTTAGTTTGGCGTGTAGATTTTCGTTTGGGTCTACTATTCCGCCGGGGAGGACTCCACTACTGGCTCTTGCATATACATCTATGTGAGTGTCGCCATTATTTTTGAGTCGTGCTATGTAATTAAGTCTTTCTGTATTGTTCCAAGTTTTGGACAAATACATTAATGAAGTGCTAAACTTATCTTGAAATATGTTTCCTAATAAAAAGGAAGACCTAACTCCATGTATTGAATGTTTTGTATCGTATGCTAAAACTGAACTACTTACTAGGGCCGCCATCAGTACGGCGGATATCATCATCTTTATCTTTTTCACGTTTATTTTTCGCAACCCTTAAAGGTCTCCTCATGGCTGCTTTGTGCTCTTTATGTGTAACATTATCTAGTAAACTCCTCAACCTGGCATCAAACCATATGCCAGTTTTGGTTCCTTGGAACCATTTATAAAAACTATTGCCAATTACTCCTG